TTTTCCATAGCTAAATCAAATTTAACCTCAAAAAATATAGGTTCTTTTTCTCCAAGATACCTAGCGTAAATAGCTTGTCTTTGATCTTTAGGCAAAGAATCAATTATTGCATCAAGCGTTTTAACATTTTGTGTATCTGCTGCATTAACCATATCATCAAAAACATTAGCAGAATATCCACCAGTTGATAGATAACTTACTTTACTAGGATAACCTAGCTTATGATTATCTACCTTGTGCCAACAAACCCAGTCATGAATAATATCATTTAATCTGCTGATCCTCATTCGTTTCCAGAATCATAAACAACAAAAGAATTTCTATGATTTGATGTAGAAATAGGATGGCTAACATTTAAACTGTCTTCAACTTTGCGTGTAGTTTTATTTAATATTTTAAATTTTAAAGAAGATACTGGATGATATAATTCGGCTAGTAAACATTTAGGTTCTTTATAATAAACTGTTTGTTTATTTTTGCCACCACATTGTCTAGTTAATATTGATTTAACACAAAGCCTTCTTATTACATGAGTAACAGAATCTTTATTCATATTAATTTTTTCAGCAACTTCAGACATGGTTAATCTTTCTGTATCAAATAACTTTTCTATCATTTTAGACAATTTATCTATTTGAATTTTAGTCCCATCATTAAATTTATACCAATGTAAATTAGATTGTTCTTTTAAGGTTTGGTATTTCATTTAAAATCTCCCTTTGTAATTTGCCTACCACTAGATTCATGAATGATATGAAAACTATCTTTGTTGTAAATTATACTGTAATGATAGCCTTCAAAAATCCATTTATGTTCTTTCCATTCTTCCTTATTTTTCTTTAAGACCTCTTTCCCTTTTGTCATTACATACTCCAATTAAATTATAAACACCAGTGTTGGACGATACGCCACACCACCATAATTTGTAAAACAGTTTTGCTGGTTTGCCACAAACATGGCACACAGCTTTTCCTGCTTTAATCTTCGTCATGCAGTTCGTCTAAATGTTTATCAATTAAAATTTCTTCCATAGTCTTTAATGCTTCTACATCATTTTCAACATGGGCAATTAAATGATCTAAATACCATTTGGCTTTTTTAAGGTCATTAACGCCATCTTTATTTTTCCAACGCCACAGGTACTTCATAATGTTTCCTGTATCAGTAGCTTCTACTCCAACTAAATCTTGAACCACTCCTTCTATGCAGTCTATGCATTCCAATCCCTTATCAGACTTATAATGCTTTGGGTTTACTAAATAATCAGTCATAAATTTTCTCCATTTATACAAGTTTCATGTTGCTTTCTTACAAACACTTTACTGCCTGGTGTAGCACTCTCAAACAACTGTCCTTTAATGTTACACACATAATTAAAATAATTAGTATTATGCACCACCGCTATATCCCATATCTTAAAACAAACAGCAATGGTAATCAAATAAACCACTAACCCTTTTGTAATAATATTCTGAATCCATTTAAGCATTTTACTTATACTCCTTTAATGTATTTGACATCTTGTTTCTTGATACAATAATAAAAGTTACATTTCATTAATCATAAATAAGGAACTATTATGTGGACAACACCAGCAGCAACAGAAATGCGTTTTGGCTTTGAAGTAACAATGTATGTTATGAACAAGTAAAGAAATGGGCATCTAGGATGCCCTTTCTAATTTATATTCAGCAAAGCTAGTTTTCTCTTGCCATTTATTCATAACAGTTTTTCTTTTAGTTTCTATATCATAACCTCTATTTCTTAACTTAAAAACTACATCAGATAAACGATAAATGCCTAATGCCTGCCAAGACATTATTGGGTTTATTGATCTGTTATTTTCTAAATATTCTAAAAGCCTTAACTCTTGCTTTCCTAATCTTTCTTCTTTTGATATACGCATTTTTCAACTCCTTTAGTAATTAAAAAAATACAAATAAACATCCAAGATAGCAATGCTGTAATAAACATTACTATCAAAGAAATAGCCAATAATAGGTTAGAAAGGAACATCATCTTTCATATCCTCAATGCTTTGAGTTGGCGCTGATTGCTGTGGTGCATCTTCTTTCGGTTGTCTAGTACCTGATATAAACTTCGTACCAGTCTTGGACTCACGAATCCAACCTGCAATCTTATGTTCTACACCATTTTCATCTACTTCAGTTCCTGTGTAATCAGGTCTTTTCTCATTGTCACCTTTATCGTTCTTAAATAAAACCCATGTGTTCTTGTTATCATATTCTTGTGCCATTTTACTTTCTCCTAGTTAAATAAATATAATCAGTCTTGCTGTTAAAATTGTAAATCTCCTCTATAGTTGCTAAATATGCTGATGCGTTAAGTTTATGTTGAAGCATATGTGAACAGTATTTTAATTTTTTAATAAATACTGAATGGTTATACTCTTTAAACTTAAACAGCAATAACAAAGCTCTCCCAAATGCTCTGCGATTCCATCCTTGATAATACGGCTTTATTTGTAACATCCTGTCTGCATTATTTTTTGCTACAGATAAGTTCTTAATTTTAAAATTACCAGTTTTAAAATCATTACGAATATTGATTCTTATTGAAGGTACATCTAAAAGCAAACTCATAGTTGTTTCTAATGGAAGCTGATATTCATCCATAAATTCCTTAAAGATTAAATAGTCTTGAAACTCTATCTCACAAAACATATTTAAGTAATTAGAATTTGCCCAATCTTTTGTATTTGTGTTTAATCTTTGAACATCACCAATTGTAGCTCCATTAATAACTTGATAATAAATAGGCAAGTTTAATTTTTCCGCTGCTGCAAATCGGTGTTGTCCATCAATAATTTCCATATTTTCATTAACAGTAATAGGCTGTGGAATATACTTTTCATTCATAGATTTTACTAAATTGTTTACATGACTATCACTAACGATTCTATTTCCTTTCATTCTTTTAAAGATTTCATAGTCATAGGTTTTTAATATCTTACCTTCCTTACTTTTAGGAATACTTCGTAACATACTGCTAGTAATTCCTTGATTTAAAAAATTCATAATTTACTCCTTAATATTTATTTAAAATTGTTACAATTGTTTTTAACATATCACAGGTATCAAAAGAAACATACTTTTCACCTTCTTGATCAACTAGTATATATCCGTTTTTTACAGCGTACATTTCAATTACAGGTATATCATTATCGTAATTACTGATAGTGCTTACCCTGTAAGTATTATCTTTATCCATTTTAATCTCCTTTGTTAAAATTAAACTCTGGTTTCCTCTTATAGCGAGGTGGTTCTTTATCGTCTTGTACATAGCCAATAAACTCTTCAGCTTTAGGTATGTACCAGTCAATAAATTCTTGATCATATTGTACCAACTCTGTATGAAAATCATCTGGAGTCCATACAACAAAATGTGCTTTAGTCGCATTGTAGCCATTTGCTTGTGCTACAAAAATCTGTATCTGCATTTGTACCCAATACCTATCTGGTATTGTTGGATAAATTTTTTGTGAAAATGGGCATTTTAATTCAACAGGGTTCTTAAACTTTACTCCATTAATATCAAATTCATTAAGAAAACCATCGGCTGAAGCACCAATGGGTAAATTTGGATGCACTATTAACTTATTGCCATTCTCACATATATCATTCATGTGTTTTTCAAAAGCTAACAAAGCATTTTCTTCGTTGTCGTTTCCCCATTGAGTCATTTCATTACCTTCAAATGGTGGCTCACGAAAGGTCTTTTCACGCCATAGCTTTTTTCTATCGTACACAGCCGACCATGCCTGGCTGGCTGTGACAATATTATGCCTACGATTATCTTTAAGATGCTCGGAGGTCATTAGCAAAATCCCTTAATTGAGTTTTTAATGCAGATGGTAGTTCATGGTAAGCCTGTTTTAAAGAACCCATTTCATGAGCTTCCCTTAAAGTTTGTTTGGCATCTTCAAAATCCTCTTTGGAAGCTGGTTTATTTTCTTCTGTATTATCTTTTGAGTCTGCATCTTTGGTATCATCCAAAAGGAAAATACCACAACAAGCATATTTCCGAGCATAACTGCTGGATGCTCCGTAGGACTGGGCAATATCCATACCTTTGCGATTTGGATTAATACCTGCTTGAGCTTTAACGCTGATAGCATTTTCGCCAACTTGAAATACTACAGTTGCTTCTATATACATATAATCATTAATGCCTTTAACCTCATCAGTAATTAATACCACAGCGTTGTGTTCAGCCAATAAAGGTTTAACTGCTTCTAATATATCTTCGCAGCTTCTGTATTTATAATTGCCAAATTTATTCATTTGACCTTTTGGTGCTTTAAGTTCTTTTTGAATTGCAATTAATTCTTTCATTTATTTCTCCTTTGATTAAAAATCTTGTAATACTTTTTTAAATGATTTGCCTGTTT